TATGTCTTATACATCACATTCTGTACTTCAGTAGCAGTTAAAGCACGATTCCAGATGGCTACATTTTTCATAGAGCCATCAAAAAATCTATCAGCCCCAGCCTCTCTTGCTCCAATAGAGAAACTTACATCATCATTATCAATAGAACCAGTTTCAGCATCATCATCTTCTAAAACACCATTTATATATAATTTCTGTCTTGCCCCATCATAAGTTCCACAAATATGCATCCACTCCCCAACAACCATATCGCTTGTAGACTCGGTTTGTTTACTTACCCCACTAATGTACATAAACCAATAGGCTTTAGCATCACCTGTATCAAAGTACATATAATAATTCCTATTTGTACCATCATCTCTACCAACAGGATTTACTTGGTCATTTACTGCATCTGGTTTAACCCACATAGATAATGTGATAGCAGAAGTAATGTCTAAACTTGTATCATCTCCACAATCTATATAATCATTACTACCATCAAAACTGGTAGAACCTGTGCCTACGAAATCAACTTCAGAAGCATCAAAACCTCTGTAGGGCATAAATAATTTGAGACCATCCTTAACATA